TCTCCGTCTATCAAAACGGCTCCGCAAGACATCATGGAATCAATGAGGTACGCGGCCTTCTGAGGAACCCAGTCAATCATGGTGATAATCTTCTGGTTTTCAGCAAGACCTACAGCCGACCGATGATACATAAAACACGACCTCGTGGTCGTGGACAACGGCAGATTTGAATGGTAAAACCAGTTGATGTTTCTCCAATTCATTACCTGCGTACCTTTAGTCCACGGAAGATCGCGGATATAATCGGCACTCTTGACTTCGGCAATGTTTATCAGTTCTTCCCACTGCTGAGCACCAACAACCGCCCACCGATCCCCGTCATCAGGAACGTCATACTTATTCAAAGCAATGATGGATTGGAGGATTTTTTGCTTGGTAAGACCCGTTCCTCCCACTGCCACCGTATTGGTCGTCGTCGCATCCATGACAGTCGTAATCCGGCTGTCCACTTCCCGGCCAAGGGCTGCCGCGCCTGACCTCGCCGCCAGCATCCGTTCGTCTGAATTGGTCTTGAGTTCGTCGAGTTTATCAACGTACTCAGGAGCGTATTTGTCCGTTGCTGTTGCGGTAACATTGGAATGTACGGGGTTCATCGGAACAACATCGCCATTCCTGGCTTTGTCGGTTGCGATTCCCTTCCCGTAAACTTTGAAACTTACCGTCTGTCCAGGTAAAAGGATTTTACGCCGGACAGTATTCGCGAGTTTACTACCGTACTGCTGATACGCGACGTGGACGTCTGAATCATAGTCGGTAATAAAGGATGTGCTTATTGTGTTAGCCATACTTCGTTCTCCTTTCAGTTAGTTACATTCAAAACCATTGTCCGTTTCGGTTGCCAACTATTGAAAGGAGACGATTACCAAAGGGGTCGTTCCTTCTTATTATGGGCCGTCTTGATTGTTAATAGTTATGGGTTAGCTTTCCGCGCCCAACGACTCAGCATATTCTCTGTTTGCAGCTTCTACCTCCTTGATGTAAGCAGGGTCTCTTTTCCCTATTTCGCTATACCTTGGGTCCATCTTCATGCTTACAAGTTTTTCCCATGTAATGGTAGTATTTCCTTTCCCTGCGCCTGGTTTTGGCAGGGATCGCTCCCCTATAGACTGTGAGAGTGCATACATGCCCTTTACAAAGTCGGGGTGATTCCCCATGCCCGTTTCCTTGACGAGCTTCTTGAACTCCGGGCCAAAGACTTTATCGACCACCGAATCGGCTTTCGACAGATTCGGTTCGTAGTCCTCACCCCAATCGGTTTTAAGGGCGACAACCGCGTCATCATAAAACTTTTGCTGTGCCTTCTGCATTTCTTTATGCTCGGCAATCTGGTCCTCGTTGTATGCCGATACAATGGCTTCAAACGCCTGTTTGGGAATCCCGTTTTTGTGTGCGAGTTCCGCGAACTTTTTCACCCGTTCCTCGTTGAATATCATTCCTTCAGGAAGTTCAGGCGCACTCAGCTCGTACCCATCGGGACCATCAGGAACACCTAACGCGGTGTGGTATTCCTTGATCTGCTCGGGTGTGGCGTTTTCTCCCGGTTTGATTATCCCCTTGGCATTCCGTAACCGGCTTGCATCTTTTTCAAGAGCAATGTACCCCCGTGCCAGCCCCTCTACATCGGGAAACTTCTCAAGCGGCGTCCTCAGGTCCTCCGACAACTGTGTCCGGTAGTCCTGGCTTTCGCCTCCCTGACTTTCGCTTCCTTGTTCCTGGCTTTGCATCCCCTCTTCCATGTTTTTCCTCCATAAGTTCTATGATTCGTAATCCGATAATGACTAAATCGTCATCCGTGGCCTGATACAGCTTCCCCTCCGTCAATGCTTTCCGTATCTTTTCAATTCTCCCCTTCATCTGTTTCCTCCGGTATTTCTGGCGGTTCCTTCAATACGTTCTGGATGTCCAGCCAGATACTCCTGCGCCCCTCTTTTACAAACACATGGCTTTGATCTATCGTTCCATCGGCCCGTAGCATGACTGAACTTGTGTTCTGTCCTGTCATCTTTTTCAGTTCTTCAAGAACCGACTCGCCCTGCGATGTCCCGAACACCGCCCTCCACCGCTGATACCTCTCTAATCTCACCGGGTCTTTCATCTATCCCCTCCAAAACTTCCGTGTAAACCATTGCTTCAAGGTCTTTATCTATGAATCTCCGTATATCGCCATCAGGATTCAAGCCATGGCCTCTCAAGAGCTGCTTCACGAAAAAGCCGCTTCCCATCATTGCCAGTTCCCGCATCGGGATTATTACTTGCCGTGTTCTCATAGGCCGATATTCCCGCTTAATGCGCCGAGCAGTCCTTCGTTCGGGTCTGTTTCTGATGCTGTTTTCGCCCCTTCGAGCATCCCGCCTATTTCCTGCATCCCCTGTGCCCGGAGTGCTTCTTCGGCTCGTGTTTTTCTGATTTTCTTCACGTCTGCCGGGGTTTCCGCTATTTTGAGTACCGCCGGATAGAGTTCTGACGTTACCGAGAAGAACTTGTCTCCGCTTATGTTATCGAGGAGTTCGGGTTTTATCTGTGCAACCGACATGATAAGGCCAAAGGCATTCTGAAGCTCCTGCGCCTCATACAGTCTCTGCGCCTTTGCGATGGGCGACAAATACACAATCTTGAACTCTATCGGATTCTGAGAAGATTCTACCAATGTCCTCAGTTTCGGGAATTTTCCCGCCCGGTACAGTATCCAGAACGACCGTATAATGACGGGCTTCAACAACTCTTCCATGAACCTGTTCAGGAGCGGCCCAAGTATTTTCAGGTTTTCAGACGCAATCTGAATAATTTCCGATGCTGTCCTTGGTTGCCCTTCCTGCTGCGTGCTGAATTGCTTGTAGAAGAAAAATTCCCGTATCTGAGCCCTTTTCTGCTCACACTTCTGCTCAAAGCTCGGTAACTGCTGAAAACTTCCCGCCCCATACAGGCTTCTTGCTTCCGAACCGGGCTTATCCCAGTTGGAATTGTAATTGACACCGCCGGGGCCAACCCTGACAGGCAGTGAAAAACCCTCGTCCGGCAACACTACGGGTGGATCGGTGGCCTTCTGCCATGCCCGGATGCCGGTCGTTTCCATGGTGTTGAGCATCTTCGTGTCCGGCAAGGCGTTCCACCCAAGCCCCCTTCCGTATTCATCGCCTGACATGGCAAACAGTCTCGGCACCGCATACGGAAACTCATCATACCCGCCATCTTCAAGAACCTTTTTCTCTTCGGTGGCAATATAAAATGAGGCAAATGCCTTGTTCATATTGTCCTTTTTATAGTTTCCTTTTTTATCGAGTTCCCTGTCCTTCCTCGGACAGACTACATGCAGTACTTCAAATTCTTTGTCTGTTTTGCGATCCCTGAGGATTTCGTTCATCCGGGGCGTTAATGTCTCAAAGGATTGCTCTGCCTGCCTAGCTGTCATTCGTTGCACTCTGAGCAGGGTATCGACCTTACCTTCGGAATTGGTATCAATGTAGCAGTCCCGCAAGGCCACAGGTATAAAATTGAGGGCCGTGCTCTTGCCTTCGCCTATAAACAGGCCCGATTGTCCAAATCCTATTACTTCTTCGTAAATTCCGTCTATGTTCGTGTAGAAGTTTGAATTGTGATACTCTACCGGCATTATATCGTTTACTTCCTGAAGGGCCTCGCGCATCGCCGGTTCCGAATTAAGACTATGGTCGGTCGTTTCAATCCCGTGCCAGGGGAGTGCCGCATTGGTCAGCATACCGTTGATCCCGGCCTTGCAGACATTTAAGGCGTATATGGCCGTCCCGTCCTTGATTTTGTCCATGGTCTTCTTGCCCTTGACCTCGACACTCGTAAAACTTGGACGGTTCGGGAGCATATAGTCGCGTATCTCCTGCCATACGTTATCAAACTGCGAACGGGCAGTCTTCTTCTCGGCAAGAGTATCAAGCCAGTATTGTATGTCTTCGTTTGTCATTATCCAAACCACGAAATAGTCATCGTTCCGGCGGAAGCGGAGATAACGCCTATACCAGATACATCGACCAACGACCTCAACTGGGGATTCATTTCTATCCCTGAACCAGTCCGGGTAGCGGAGTCGAGGTCTGCATTGCTTGACGCATAAACAGCCGAAGTCAGAGCGTCGGTAGTGTACTGCACGTAGAAATCAGCACTACAGGAAAAGAGGGCGTGATTGGCATTCGTTGGCACTACAAGCGTAACCCCGGTATCAGCTGTTAACTTCACAAAATCCGTGAAACCTGGCTGTCTCGTGCCAATCATGGTGCGCCCGATATTGTCCTGTGTCGTCACTAATGGTATCATGTCGTTCACCTATTGCCCTAAAAGAGTTTTTAACAGAACGGGTGCTTCGCTTAATAGACCCTGCGCCCCGCCTACCGTGTAATACTTCTTTGACGCCCTTCTCCTCAGAGCGAGAGCGGCAGCCGCTTTCTCGGCGGCTTCTTTCGCGGACGCTTCATCCGCGGCTATTTTGTCCGATGCCGTCTTCGCCTCCAGTTCAGCCTTCGCTTTCGCGGCAGCTTTCGCGGCAACAGCGTCGGCCTGTTGCTGAGCGTTTCGGTTCTTTTCGTCCTCGGCTTCGTTTAACTGGGTTTCGTAAGACTGCGTTGACGTCCACTCGTCCGGGTTCATAAGCGTATTAAACCATTGCTTCGGCGTCCCCAGCTCTCT